TTCACCAATCACTCGTGCTTGTGCTAACGCCACGATGTATGGTGTGAAGGGTAAAAACTTTATTGTGAAGGAAGGAGACCCTAATAGAATTGCTATGGCGAACCGTAGTGAAACTTTATATGAGGTATTTGAGAAGTGTGTTGTTGACCGAATTATTTTCGGTGGATTCGCACTAAACATCGTAAAATCTAATGATGGTGGAATTGCTGAAATCTACCATACTGATTTTTCAAGATTGAGAGCAGGTAAAGAAGATATGTTTGGTAATGTTGGAACTTACTACTATTCTGTAGATTGGAAAGGAACACAAATCAACCCTCAAAAATGGAAGCCAGTTGAATTACCATCATTTAATATGGTAAATGATGATGCCCCTTCTCAAATCTACTATGTAAAACGATATTCACCGATGATGTCGTATTATCCACCTTGCGACTACATCGCAAGTTTAACAACCGCCCAATTAGATATTGAAATAAGAAACTTCCATTTGAATAACACACAAAACTCTATGATGCCGTCTATGTCCGTATCATTTACAAATGGTGTTCCAAGTGAAGAAGAAAGGGATATTCTAATGAGACAATTAGAAGCCAAATATACATCAACAAATAACGCAGGTAAGATTTTTTTATTTTTTAGTGAAAACCCTGAAACCGCACCAGTAATTGCACCCCTACCGAACAACGCAAGTGATGCTTGGTATTCAAATATGGCACCACAGATAGACCAAACAATTCTTACAGCGTGGGGTATTTCTTCACCGATGTTATTAGGTATTAAAACTGAAGGACAACTTGGCGGAAGAACAGAGATGTTGGACGCTTACAATTTATTCCTAACTACACGAATTTTGCCAATCCAAGAGGAAATCCTCAAGTGTTTTGAGAAACTATTGTTCTTGAGAGATAAACAACCTATCAACTTGGGGATAGAACAAAATCAAATCCTACCTGATATTGAACAAACACAGGTGGATATCAAAGAAGGAATATAATGGCAACAGTATTACTCGTAAGTGAAACAAAGGTTAAAGCATTCAGTACCCTCAATCAAAATCTGGATATGGCGTTGCTAACTAGCACGATTTATATGGCTCAGGAATTGGGTTTGCAGACGCTTATAGGAACAAGAGGTTATGATTACTATATGAACCTTGTAAAATCAGTTCAACTTTCAGGTGGAACTATGAGTACAGCTGATAGAATAATGCTTGATGATTACATTGCACCATATCTTATTCATAGAGCGTATTATGAAGCGATGCCTGAAATATTCGCCCGTAAAATGAATAAAGCTATAGTGATAGGTAATACAGACCAAGGCACATCAATAGACATTAAAGGTATGTCTTATTTGAGAGAGATAGAACAAGGTAGATATGAGTTCTACGCTCAAAGATTACTTGATAGAGTACAAGCATTCCCAAGTGATTATCCCTGGTTCTACAACTATACACAACAAGATGGTATGCAGAGTTCAACTCAAACTTATTTCGCAGGTATTCACTTTGCTCCTGGTATGAGAAGACCACCAAGAAGAAATGATTGGTATAGAAACTTACCTTATTATCAAGGCCCCGAGTATGATGCGTGTGTAAATTGCGACTAATATGACAAACGAAGTATTACTTTTATTATCAAATACACTTACAGGAATTGCTGCTTGGTTTGTCGGTAGAAGAAAGATGAGTGCTGAAACTGACAATCAGGTTCTTCGTAATCTTGAATTATCAATTGCTTTATACAAAGACATAATTGATAGTTTGAAACAGGAAATACACGAATTGAACTTGAAGATACAGGATTTGGAGAAAAAGGTAGATGAATTACACGCCGAAAATAAAAAATTGAAATCTAAATTATAATTTTATGCCAGTTAAACCTGAAGCAAACGAAACCGAACAAGAGTTCATTAGCCGTTGTATGAGTGAAGAAAAAGATAGTTTCCCTGAAACAGACCAAAGATACGCTGTATGTAAATCTAAATGGGACAAAGAAAACATGGCGACTGAAGACATCACAGATACTCTTGATGAAGAAGAAACAGAAGTGGAACAAGGTTTTACATTTGCCACAAAAGAAAGTCAGGATTTCGCAACTCTACCAACCACAGATTGTATGGAAAAACATAAGTCCGCTGGTTATACAAAAGAATATGCAGAACAAGCGTGTTCATCAAGAAAATCAAATGACGGACAACAAGGGGGAGTTGTAGGTATGAGTGAAGAGTTCGGTAGAAAAAAGTTTGAGTATTCCCCAAAGTCAAAAGAAAGTTTGGGTGAGTTTATGGGAAGATGTATGAGTGATGAGATGGTAAGAGAGAAAAAGAAGGACAGAGGTGTTCGTGCGGGTTTCTGCTATTCTCAATACCAACAGAAGTACATTTCCAATATAGCGATGCGTTGGAAGTAATGTATTGTCTAAAATCTCATTAGACGAACAGAAACACCCCTAATTTCAATTATAATTACAAAATGGTATTATGACCTTACCGAATAAAGATGTCCCAAATACGAGGATTTGTCGTGGTTGTGAAAAAGAAAAACCAATTACAAGTTTTTATAGAAATAACTTATTGAAGACTGGTTATGAGATTAGATGTAAGTTATGTAAAAATGGTGGGATAAGATGTAGGAAAAAAGGGGACTATTCAAGGAATGGTAGACCAGTCAGGAAAAATGACCCACAACTTTTTAATGTAAGGAAGTCTGATTGGATTGAGACTTATGTTTTTTTGGAAAAGATTGGTTATTCGTTGAAAGAAAATATACATGAGCAGTTTTGTAGAAAGTACAATTTACCTACGAAGAAAAGGACTTACGAAAAATCTGTAATTTATTCTCCACAAGATTTAGGGTTAGTTTGACTTTTTTTAATTTAATTCATATTTATTAGTGTCCCTCTTCACATTATGGACATTACGAAATTATTAAAACCCTTGTAGAGTAATCCTTGAAGTGAAGAGCAAGAGATGAAATACAGGGGTTTTTATTTTATTTATGAAAAATAGAAAAGCGTTCAACTTCTACAAAAGTTATTATGAAGTTGCATTAGAATTGGAAAATGAAAAAGATAGATTGGACTATCTAATGGCAATCTTGAATAAACAATTCAAAGATGAGGAACCAAAACTTACTGGTCTTGCTAATTTTGCTTACATAAGTCAAAAACATAGTATAGAAAGTCAGGTTCAAGGGTACAAGAATAAAAGTGGTTATGAACCCCCTACCGAACCCCCTACCGAACCCCCTTACCTACAAGAGCAAGGGCAAGGGCAAGAGCAAGGGCAAGAGCAAGAGAAAGAAAAAGAAAAAGTACAATTGCAAGAGCAAGAAAAAATTGTTTGCGAAAAATATGGTTTGGTATTAGAAACTTTCAATTAAAATATGGGATATTATACTCAATTAGAAGATGATAGATGGAAAATAAAAAGACAGGAAATATTACATAGAGATAGGTATAAATGTAGAAAATGTGGTTGTAAATATAGTCTTCAAGTACATCATAAAATCTATGTGAAAGGTAGGAAGCCTTGGGAATATACAAATCAATTTCTGGTAACTTTATGTGGACGCTGTCATCTTAAAGAACATCAAGGAAAGGAAACTAAAGATTTTGTCTCAACGGATAAAAAAATTATTAAACATAGTAATCCCAACAAAAATCATAAAGATAGTAAAAGAAATAAATACAAATCAAACAGAAGCAACACGAGTTGGTGGGACTATATAAAATGAATTACGAATTATTACCATTACAATTACTATTATCTTATCTTATAATTTTATTTATTATTAGAAAGAAAAAAAATTGAACTTTTTTATTTTTTTGTATATTTATTAGTATGAAAGTCAAAGCACATAAGATATTAGATTGTAAGTTGATAAAGGTTGAAAAACTTTATAATCAATCAAGTAAACAAAAATTATTTTACAATCTTTCATTAGAAGGTTTTGATGAGCCATTACTTATTGAAACAGACTATCCTCTTGAAGCAGGATTGGTAGGTCATAAAATAAAGTACAAACTCAACTCTGATAACGAAGTTAGTGAGTTTGAGTTTTTATAACTATTTGAGGGGAGGTTTTCAGTTTCTCTGAGCTCCCATTATACGCAGGTTTTTTCCTCCCCTCAATTTTTTTT